GGTAGAATACGCCACCTAATTTGCCTGCTACAAAAATCATCGTACTGAATATCTCCCGAAGTTGGGGTTGTTTTTCTTGCTAAAGATAGCGTATCTCGCTGCATCTATAGCGTGGTTAAATGCGTCAATGGGTTTGTTCAGCAGGTTGCCGTTCTTGTCCTCTGTCCACTTGTAGTTGCGCAGCTCCTTTTCAAGGTTCTTGCTGCGTGGTGTGATAAATAGCTTGTAGCGTTTCATTATGTCAATGCCAGCGTTTACGCTATCGTTACCCTTTGCGGTGGGTTTTACGTTGAAGCCCCTGCGGTATAGCTCCTCAATAGACTTGGGTTCTGCGCTATCGGCATACACCTCACTCCTTCGGTCAACACCCAGCGAGGTAAGCACGTTGGCGATGTCGTTGTTGGTTAGCCCCGTCTGGTAGAGTAGCTCATCAAGGTAAAGGCATCCATCTGCTTCATATACGGCTACAAGGGCAGTAGGGTCGTTGGTGTAACCGAAGTCCATCCCCATAGACAAGAGCCTTGCGTTGGTTGGTACGTCTGTTGCTCCGAACTGGAAGATGGTAGCTCTGCTCATACCACGCTCACCCAAGCCGTAGATACGCCAGTAGTCTTCATCGGTTGTTGCGAGGCGTTCAATCTCCGCTACGATGGAGGCATCAAGAAATGGATTGTCCTTGTAGGTACTTTGTATGTACGTTACGTCATCACGGGTTAGCAGCCTGTCGTAAATCCAATGGAACGCATCTGATGGGTTGTAGTCAATCCAAATCTTGCCTGTGGTACGAACCAAGAGCTGGAAGAAGTCCTCCCAAGAAAGCTCGTTGGCCTCGTTGCAGAATAGGTAGTCACGTCTTGCTCCTCGCTTCTTCTGCGGTTGGTCAAGCGAAATGAACTCAAAGAGGTTGCCGTTGAGGGTGTAGGTGTAGTCGCTCTTGTTATGGCGAGCCTCATCGTACAACTCCATATTACGGAGTATCTCAAAGAAGTCACGGTATGCAGTCATCTTGAGCGATGGGAGCGACTTACGCACAATAGAGAAGACCTTACCCTTCTCACTCATCGCAAGCACAACAAGTAGCTGGAGAATTGAATAGGTTTTTGAACTACGGCTACCGCCTTGATTTACGGTAATGCGAGTTTTAGAATCCCAATTCTTCTCAAATACAGGGCCGACCTTAATCTTTAGCTCCGACACTTTGTTGCCTTACTATTTCTACTTTGATTTGGGTGAGTTCATCTGCTGCTTCGTGGGAGTTCTCCACCCGTGCGAGCTTGGGTGTTGTGTACTCCGCCATCTTATTCAGCAGGTCAAGTGCGCCCTTCGGGTCATCAACAGCTACCTGCGTGAGCCATAGGGTCATATTCTCAAGGTTTGCTTCAATGAGGTTCTGGAATGCCTCACGAATCTTGTTGGTCGTTTTGTTTGGTACGCCTGCTGGTCTACCCGATGGGTTGAGGCTTGGGCCTCCCTTTACGAGGTTGGGGTTTCCTTTTGGCATTTTGGTTTTATTTGGTTCTATTCTAAATAACCCGCTTTGGCAAGTGGTGATTGTGTACTGCCTTCAGCATCTCCTTGTGTTGGGTCTTGTCACCGAATGCGTTATGGCAGGCTCGGCATAATCCCATCAGGTTTTCTATGGTGTCCGCCTCTTTGCTCCCTCCCATACCACGTGCTTCTATGTGATGGATGTCTACGGCCTGTGCTTGGCATACCTCGCAAGGAATCCAGTCGGTGGTGTCATAGCCCATTCCTTTGAGGTAGACTTTGGTGTGGTTCTTCATCGCAGGGCGTTGTAGTAGCAAAGGTACGCCTCTACGCAGATAAGATTGGTTAGCCTTGTTGCTGCCTGTGCGAACATACCATCGGCCTCGTAGATGTTTTCAAAGCGTAGTCTGTTGGTCTTTGTAGGTCGGAACATAAACGATGCGGTGTCTATGTTTCCGATTCTTGGTTGGTCGGTAGGGCGTAGCCTTCCCTCTTGTCCCCAAGTGACTATACCAGCATCCAGATGCAGTAGCGATTCAAGCTGCTGGATGAACTTTGGGTGTAGGATGTTGTCATCATCCAGAAAGTATACCCAGTCGTTATCGGTGAATTGGTCTTGGTAGAGGTCAAGGAACTCATTGCGCAATGGGTTTCCCCAATGCCCCGTCTTCTTTGAGTAGTGGGTTACGTTTGCACCGCTTGGTGCTTTGTGGTCGGTAGATGCATCCATCATCACCACCCAAGTAAGGGCAGAGGGGATTGACTTGCGAATCTGTGCGAGGTTCTCTGGTCGTGAACAAGGCGTGACTATGTAGAGCATCATTCGTAGTGTTCTCCTGTGTTGCCGTTCTGACCGATGATGTCCATCCGCTTATTCATTTCTTCCTCGTTACGTTCCCACTCACGTTTAGCGTAGCGTTCAAGATACTTCACCCACATACGAGCAGCTACTGCTTGGCGTTGGGGTTTGAATGGATAGATGCTGCGTAGGCGAGCCATTGCTATCCGCACAAATTGCTCTCTCATTTCTCGTTGGTATTAAAGAAAAAGACTCCGTTAATCAGGGCGGTTGCATTCCGCTTGCTGAATCCTAATGCGCCATAAGCGGGCGGAGTTCTCATTTCTTTTTGGTGTTAAAGGTTTTCAATTTCCTTGTAGTATTCTCTAACCTCTTTTTTGGTTAGTCGCTTTACCCAATCTTTACTTGCGTACAATGGCATTGATTTTCTGCCGTGAGGTTCTACTACAATTTCATCTATATCGCATTGTGATTGTAATTCCACATCAGATATTGATGCAAGAACCCATACCAATGTTTCGTTTTTGATTTCGTCAGTTATTTTCATTTATCGTTGGTTTTGTATTCTTTATCAAAAGAATCTGCAATCTCACGGGTGGTCAAATCTCCGTACTTAAAAGCAAAGTCAACCATCTGCTCCTTCTCCATTTGTTTGGCTTGTTCAAACCATTGCATTTGCTCAGTCACCATTGTTGACTGGTCAAATAGTTTATCCATCAAAAATTCTACTGCTGTCTGTTTCATCTCTCTAAAATTTAATTGGTTTTGTTTGCCCTCATTTAACCGCATCAGGCTTCTCGGTTTGATTGGGTCGAATTCGACCCCTTATAGTTCTCCGAAGATTGTGTACGAGTCCAAGTCCTCACCCAAGATGAAGAACTGCTTATAGAGTTGGATGGCCTCAAGCGTTTTGCGTTCGCCTTCTGCTACGAACTCGGGAGTGATGGAGTAGATACCCACATCCAAGCTCGCCTTGTCAATAGCGATGAAGTAGAACTTGTCAATCGGCACACCGAACAATCGGGTGTAGATGAACGCCTGTACATCGTAGCCGTACTTCTTTGCCGAGTAAGGGAACGCACGTAGGTCGGTTGTTGTTTTCAAATCAGCCAAGAAGCCATCAGCGATGATGTCTGCCTTCGCTCGGAATGGGATGCCCTCAATAAGTCCGATTGCAGGTTGCTCAAACTCGCAGCCTTGAATCATTGACAAGAAGTATTCGTTCCGAAGTAGGGCATCAGCGATGCGCTGCGCTTCATCCATCTCTTTACGGGTGCAGATGTTGCGTTGGCCTTTTGCTTCTTGCCACGCCTTTGCGTTCTTGCTTTGCACCTCAATCACGTTGTACTCCTCCACACGATGCGGCTCAAGAGCCATCAGGTGAACGAGCCTTCCTACCGAGAAGGCATCGGAATCCTCCGAGCCGTACTTGGTGACGTAGTGGTAGGTCTTTGGTGAGGTTAATAATAATTTACAAGCTGAAGATGACAGGGCATTCTTTGATAGGTTGCCGTAGTAGAAGTCATCATCGTGCATCTTGGATTTGATGGTTTCTAAATCCCAAGTGCTGCCATCAAGTAGTTCTATGATTTTCATTGTTGATTGGTTTTGAATAAAGGTAAACAATTTTTTGCAACTTCCGACACAACATCAACGGTTACTGCGTTGCCGCATTGTTTGTAGCGTTGGGTGTTGCTCATTGGCTTGACTACACCATCGTAGTTGCCAAAGGCGGTGTGGTTATAGGGGAATCCCTGTAAGCGTTCGCATTCAATAGGGGTAAGTCTTCTGATGCGATATTCCTCTTTAATAATCAAATCACTCTTGCCTGCGTTTAGAGCAGGAGCGTGACCATCTGCATCATACACTCGGTCTTGTTGGTATGGTTGCTTTCCGCCTGAATCGTTACGAGTTCCAATTTGCTTTACTTGAACTCTCATTGGTGATTTGTAATCGCCTGAAGTCAGGGTGCGAGCGATGCCATCTGGGTCATATACTCGTCTTGATTGCACATCGTTTTCGCAGCTTGCTATAACATTTATTTTGCTTAAAGAAGTTTGCTCATTGCTTTCTCCGATAGGAAAAACTCCTCGCCAACCTGCCACTGTGGTTGTAGAATATCCGACAAGGTAAATTCGCTCTCTATTTTGGGGTAGAAACCACGATGTATTAAGCAGTTGCCATTCAAGTCTATAACCCCCAATGTTGGCAAAGGCTTGGAGGATTGCCGCAAAGTCTTCGCCAGAGTTGCTGGAGAAAGCTCCTTTAACATTCTCCCAGACAAAAACTCTTGGTCGGCATTCCCTAATGAGGCGAATTGCTTCAAGGATAAGGCTGCTTCGTTCTCCTTCCATTCCTTTACGTTTTCCAGCAAGGCTGAAATCTTGGCAAGGACTTCCAAAGGTGATAAGGTCAATGGCTGGGAGGTCTGCTCCCCGAACATTTGTAACTGAACCGACATAAGTAGAGGTTGGGAATTGATGTTTGTAAACTGCGATAGCGTGTTGGTCTATCTCCGAGAAGTAGGATGTGACTTCGTATCCTGCTCGCTCAAAGCCAAGATGGAATCC